AGATATGAACGGTGTCCACGGTATGACCGATTGGGGTAATTATCACGTTAAACTAGGTAAGAATTATGTAGAATGTGACTACTCTGGTCCTACTTCAATGACTAATAATATTTTAAGATACTTGAAGAAGAAATATCAAATCAAAACGATAGGTTTCTATCTAGTTAAAAAGTGGAGAAGATTAGAATATCAATTATATCATACACCTGACTCTATCAAAGATAAGATGAGAGTCTTCTTTAACAAAAACAAATATGTTGCTGATAGACAAAAAGGTTATGATGTTTATTACTTTATTAAATCAGATACAAAAGTTGAAGATGCTAATTTAGATGATATAAAAGAAGATTCGAAAAAATCAGAAATCAAAAGAGCATTTTCTAAAAACATGAGAGGCAGACTTCAATCCCGAGTTGTATTACAGAATTTCATTAAGGAGGTTGCATAATTTGACCATGATGTGCGACATTTTGCGCTATTGCGTAAAAACTCAATTAATGATAGCATGGTTGTATAGTTCAATAAAAACAAGGAGGCTTATATTATGGAACTAAATGTGAAACAAAAAAATGCTGTAAAAGTTTTATATGACACTTATAAAACTGATACGGTTACTAGATCACAAATAAATGATCTAGTTAAGAAAAAAAAGATTGCTAATCCATCGTGGTTAAAATCTGACAAGTATAAAGTTGATAGAGGTGTTTACAAATTACCTTTAAACAACAATGTACAATCTAAAAAAGAAGTTGAGGAAAAAACTGATACTAAGGCGGCTTATGTTGTGTCATCTTTGACCGACAATGTTGTTCCTAGTTTAGTAAAAAACTTTGTTAACTTCGGTAACTATTCTGATATAAAGAATATTGTTAAATCTAAAAAATTCTATCCTGCATTTATCACAGGTCTTTCAGGCAATGGTAAAACAATGTCTGTAACCCAGGCGTGTGCTGAGACTAAAAGGGAAATGATTAGAGTTAACATCACAATAGAAACCGATGAGGACGATCTATTAGGTGGTTATAGACTTAAAGATGGCCAAACTATCTGGCAAGACGGCCCAGTGGTAGAGGCGATGAAGAGAGGTGCTATCTTATTATTAGATGAGATTGACCTTGCATCAAATAAGATAATGTGTTTACAACCTATTTTAGAAGGGTCTGGTATCTATATTAAAAAGATAAACAGATTCATTAAACCTAAAGTTGGTTTCAATGTTATCGCTACTGCTAACACTAAAGGTCAAGGTTCAGATGACGGTAAGTTTATCGGTACTAATGTTCTTAACGAGGCATTTTTAGAAAGATTTCCTGTGACTTTCGAACAGGAATATCCATCTGCTAAAGTTGAAGAGAAGATTGTTGCGAATACTTTAAAATCTGCTGGTAAGGCAGATCAAAAGTTTGCTCATAATCTAGTGACTTGGGCTGATGTTATCAGAAAAACCTACAAAGATGGCGGTATTGATGAGATAATCAGTACTAGAAGACTTGTACATATCGGTGAGGCATACGGTATCTTTAAAAATAAGATGAAGGCGATTGCTGTTTGTACAAATAGATTTGATGAAGATACTAAAAACTCCTTCACTGAATTATATACTAAAGTTGATTCAGGTGCTAGTGTTGATCAGATACTAGAAGAGAAGAAGAAGGCTGATTTAGAGTCTTACAAACAACCAGATTCCGATGATAGTGAGGATGGCGAAGAGGACGACATAAATGTTTAGTCCATTGAGTAACCTAAAATCTATTCATAGTGTAAGTCCAGATAAGGGTGCCATTGGCGCCCTTATCCTAATAATGAGGAATGATGAAAGCAATAACTAAAACAATAAATGTAAAAAATTTTACTGATTTAAATATAGATAAAAAGATATTTTTAGATGAGTCTTTTCAAAGAGGTACAGACGAAAAATCTAGTTGGGAAGATACTAATAAAAAAGAGTTTATAGATTCAACACTATTAGGTTCTGCTGTGAACCCTATTGTGTTAGTAGATATTAAGGCAGCACTAGAATATAATTTACAAACAAAGTCTAGTCCTGACTCTGTAATATACTTTCAGGATTTATTAAACAAAGGTTTTGAATATTTAAGTATTGATGGTAACAATAGATCAATTACTTACAAAGATTTTAGAAATGAGTTATTTAAGGCATTACATAAATCATATTTGTATGATAGAGGTAGTTCAGAAATCAAAAAAGATTTTGATAAGTACTCGACTATGCCAAGTGTACTACAAGAAAAATATAATGATACACAAATTGATTTAAAAGTATTTACAGAAATTACATCTGCTGAATGTAGAGATGTATTTAGAAATTTAAATAAAGGTTTGCCACTAAATCATCAACAATATAGGCACTCTTATCCTAGTGATTTTGCCCAATATATTAGAGATAATAGAAAAAAATATTTAACGGCACTATCAAAATTTTTAGGTAATAAAGATATACAAGAATTAAAAGGTGATGAATATATTGCTAAGATGGCTTGTTATGCTTTCAAAGGTGAGTATTCAAAAGTATTATTAGATAAAATATATTTTGATAATACCACTAGAGGTGATTTATCTACGTATTTAAGATTGTTTAAATCAGATAGTAATTTTAATTCAGTACTAAAACAAGTTATGAAAAACTTTGAATCAGGCACTCAACATTTACAACCAAATGCTGTGTTTGATTACTTTGTAACCTTTTGGAATTACAAATTAAATAATATTAAAGTAGAAAAACCTGATGAGTTCTATAAGTTGTGGTTAAAACAATATGTAAAAGAAAAGGCAGATGTTGATACAACACATCCTATACCTGGTGAAAATTCAGAGTATGTTTTTGATGATACAATTAAAAAAATACCAGATCATTTTAGACAATGGAGATTAAAATACTTACTTAATAAAATAGAGGGTCAGGCATTTGCGTCTGGTTTATTAATACAACAAGAAGATCCTGATAAGTATTTCACAAAGAATCAAAAGTTTATATTTTGGGAAAGACAAAAAGGCATATGTCCTGCAACACAAAAGACTATACCTTTTGAAGAAGTTTTAGACTATACTAAATGGCACGGTGACGCTATTATACCTAAAGATAAGGGCGGTCAACACACATTAGATAATGGTAGATTGATATGTGCTGAGTACAATATAAAGAAGTCGAATAGAATTGAGGAGGTAATATAATTGACAACAATAATAGTTAGAAACAATAACGTAGAGAAAGCTATTAGGTCTTTAAAAAGAAAAGTTCAAAAGAACGGACTAATTAAAGAGTTAAGAGATAGACAATACTATCAAAAACCTTCAGAAAAAAAGAGGGAAAAACATAAAGCAAAGATGAAGAAAATCTTCCTTGCACAAAAGAAGCAAGATGAGATGAATGGTATTGTTATTATTAAAGGTAAAAAAGTAAAGAGATTATAGTATTTTACGCCACTTTGTGTCTGTATATATATTATAACCTACGAGGCAATTCGTAAGACCTTGTAGAGGCGTAAATGAGTTGGGGTGTCACTCTGTTGTTCAAACTAAAGACACCCAGCAAATCGGTGATCTTTGCCAGTTTAACTCCGTGACAAAAGGAAACTGGCGCTTGACATATTATAAATAATTATTATATAATATGTTAGAGGCGCCTTATAGGGCCTCACTAGAAACTTTGCTTATAAAGGAGGTTAATATGACTAATAAAGCACTTTCTATTTTTAATCAATTAAGACCACTATCAGTAGGATTTGACGATATGTTCGATCATTTCGAATCTATGTTTGATGTACCTACGGTTAGTTATCCACCATACAATCTAGTTAAGACAGGTGATCACAAATTTGATATTGAGATCGCTCTTGCAGGTTTCAATAAAAAAGATATTGAGATTACTAGTGAGAACAATACATTGACTATCGAGTCAAAAGTAAAGTCTGTTGTTAATGATTCAGTTGGTGCTGACGCTGACAAAGATAGCCAGATGATACATAAAGGTATCTCAAAAAGATACTTTAAAAGATCATTTACAATCGCTGATGATGTAGAGATCAAAGGCGCTGAGTTAAAAGACGGTCTATTGAAAGTGTCTATGGAGAAGATTATTCCAGACGCTAAAAAACTAAAGACAATTGATATTAAGTAATCAATTAAATAGAAAGGCGGGACTATTGACATCCCGCCTTTTTTATTATATAATTATTTTATTAACTATGAGGAGAATATAATATGAAGTTAAGTGAAAATACAATCTCTATATTGAGAAATTTTTCCGACATTAATCAGAACATTCTGTTTAAACCAGGAAAAACACTTGCCACAATGTCAACAATGAAAAACATTATGGCAAAAGCAAAAATAGATGAAGAGTTTGAACAAGAGTTTGGTATCTATGATTTACCAGAGTTCTTACGATCATTTGAAAAGTTCCTAAAACCTAAATTAAATTTCAACGGCACAGCGAATTTAAAAATTACAGATGAGGCATCATCTTTAAAAACTAGATATCCATTTGCTGAGAAATCAACATTAGTAGCACCATCAAAAGAAATATCAATGCCTGATAAGACGGTTACTTTTAACCTGAAACAAGCAGACTTTGATATGATTAAAGGTCAGTTTGCTACATTATCTTTACCTGATATTGCGATCAGAGGTAAAGGTGGTAAAGTTGAGATAGTTGCATTAGATAAAAAAAATAGTAATGCACCTGAGTCTTCTTTACCTGTGGGTGAAACTGATTTAGAATTTACTGCTTACATCAAAGCAGAAAATCTAAAAGTAATACCAGGTGATTATGATGTTGCATTATCAAAAGCAAAGATTGCTCATTTCATAAACAAAAAGTTAAATATAGAATACTGGATTGCGTTAGAGACAGATTCGGAGTTCTAATATGACAGATACTAAGGTTCAGTATCTTCATAACTTAACTGAATTTAAATCTTACAACGAGATTAAGTCTAGGGTTTTACATCCTAAATTCCCTTGGTTTTATTCTCCTGTATCTACTTCAGATAAGTTTCCTTTTCTAGGCAATGAGATTGTAGATAGAGAAGGCAAGATATTATCTGAAGAAGGATTTAAACTTTGTTTAGAGTTGATGAAAGATATTACCGATAAGATGAAGGTAGACTTTATTCAACCAATTAGGATATGTGTTAACATGGCACAGGCTGGTGTTGCACCTATTACAGATTGGCATGTAGATCATCCAGATAAAGATCACAAAGTTTTATTAGTTTACTTTAATCAAACTAAAAAAGGTAATACTTTAGTTTCGACTACTAAATATGATAAAGATAAACCAGTTTTACCTGCGTTTAAATCTTATCCAGATAAGAATATTAAGAAAGGTGAAACTATTAAGCCATGTGAAGACACGGCTGTAGTGTTTGACGGAATGAGATGGCATACTGCTATACTTCCTGAACCAGGCACTAGAAGAGTCACATTAGTGGCAACATTTATATAATGAAAAGAGAGGTGAATATATTATGTCAGATTTTTTATGGGTTGAGAAATACAGACCTAGAAAAATACAAGATTGTATTTTAAGTGAAGACCTTAAAAATACATTTCAAAAATTTGTAGATAATAAAGAAATTCCTAATCTATTACTATCAGGCAGAGCAGGTACTGGTAAGACTACCGTGGCGAAAGCTTTGTGTGAAGAAATAGGTTGTGATTATCTTGTTATTAATGGTTCAGATGAAGGCCGACATATTGATACGCTAAGAAATCAAATCAAAAACTTTGCGTCTTCAGTATCATTAGAAGAGTCTACAAATCATAAAGTTGTTATACTTGACGAGGCAGATTACATGAATGCTGAGACGGTTCAACCTGCGTTAAGAAACTTTATAGAAACATTTTACAAGAATTGTAGATTTATTTTTACTTGTAATTACAAAAACAAAATACTACCTGCTTTACAAAGTCGTACTACGGTTATTGATTTTGAGATACACAATGGTCAAAAAGTCAAAACTGCTACTGCACTTTTAAAAAGACTTTGTTATCTATTAGAACAAGAACATTTAGAATATGATAAGAAAGTATTAGCAGAGTTAATTCAAAAACATTATCCAGACTTTAGAAGAACGATTAATGAATTACAAAGATATTCAGTAAGAGGTAAGATAGATACAGGTATTCTAGTATCTCTTTCAGAAATACACACAAAAGAGTTAATTAATCTATTAAAGAACAAAGAGTTTGGTAAAATGAGACAATGGGTCGTACAAAACCTAGATAAAGAACCTGCGTCTCTATTTACAAATCTATATGAGGCATTATATAAATCACTAGTGCCTAAAACAATACCTCTAGCAGTATTAATTATTGCTGATTACCAATATAAATCCGCTTTTGTGGCTGACCACGAGATAAATATTGTGGCTTGTTTAACAGAAATAATGCAAAGGTGCGAATTTAAAAAATGATAATTAGTCATAATCCGTTTGTTAGAATGATAGTAAAATTGAGAATGTGGTATGCAGATATCCGTGGTCATCATGGTAAAAGATATAATTATGAACCTGGTGATTGGTATATGGGCAGACACAATAAACGAAAAAAATGAAGAAAAAATATAATGAAGTTTATTCATTAAGTAAATATCTTAATGCAATAAACTACACCAAAGAGCCCTTAATGGAGAATAAAGAAGACCCATTTTGGGAAAAGAAATATCCTGCGTTTGTAGTCAACAGATGCTTATCTTATCACAAAGAATTGATTTATATTGTCAATGAAATGAATCAGAGAGCGAATATATCTAATAGACTACAATTTCATTTTTTAATAAATAGTATTAGAAGAATGAGACGATTTGGTAGTAAGTGGGCAACCACTAACAGATCAAAGGCATTTGATGCTATCAAAAAATATTATGGCTATAGCAACGAGAAAGCAAGAGTGGCTTTAGACATATTATCAAAAGAACAACAAGGCACTATAATTAAAAAAGTGTCAGTAGGTGGGAAAAATGAGTGAAGAAAAATTAAATTGGTCACCTGAAAATATGTTAGAGGTCACACTCAAACAACCAGATGACTTTTTAAAGATACGAGAGACCTTATCTCGTATTGGTGTAGCAAGTAGAAAAGATAAAACTCTATTTCAATCTTGCCACATTTTACATAAACAAGGTAAATATTATATTGTACACTTTAAAGAGTTGTTTGCTTTAGATGGTAAAACTGCCACTTTATCTATTAATGATATTCAGAGAAGAAATACAATTAGTGCTTTATTACAAGACTGGAGTTTATTATCAGTAGTAAGACCAGAAGAATTAGAAAACAAAGCACCTTTATCACAGATAAAAATAATTGCTTTCAAAGATAAGAAAGAATGGAACTTACAAGCAAAATATAATATTGGTAAAAAAGCAGAAGAAAAAAAAGAAGAAGTTAAATAATTAACTAGTGAGGATATATTATGATTAAGTTATATAGGCTGACAACAGGTGAAGACCTTATAGGTAAACAGCTGACAGACGCCAATGTTGATGGTGAAGAAACAAATCACATAGACTATCAATACATAGATCGACCATTTGTACTTATACCAATGAGACAAGGTACAGGACAGGCGACTATTGGTTTTCATCCGTACATACCTTATACAGAGGACAAAGTAATAAAAATTAAACAAGCAAATATAATTACAATTACTAATCCCGATGATAAGATTAAAGATGCTTATGAACAAAACACAAGCACAATTAAGTCGGCAAAACCAAAATTGATAGTGTAATGGAACAATTAGGCAAACCTAAATCAAAATACTACGATTACATTGATAATAAACAATGTGATATACAAAGTATTATACATTGTATAAATCTTCAAGGCAAAGACCTTGTAGGTGTTGAGGTAGGTGTGTTCTTTGCTAAATCTTTTTGTACATTACTTCAAAATTGTCCTAATATAAAATTTCTTTATGGAATAGATAAGTACGAACCATATACAGATTATCTTGTTGAAAATTATGATATGAAAAATGTAGATGCTATCTATGATGAAAAACAAATAGAAAGTATTAAGTTAAGTGCCTATCACTCTATAAAATT